AAGAAAAAGCGCAGGCTGTGATGGAGATAGCACCGTTCCCGAATAGCGTAAATGTTCCTTATCACGGCATCGACCAGTTGCGTAACTCTTATCGCATCGACCAAATATCTCGCAATTCCACAAAAGAAATCTCTGCTATAACTCGTTACAGTGAGTTTGTATACGAGTACCGTAGTGGCGAGATACATACCTCTACATTGAAAGTTTCACGACAAGATTTTTTGGATCTTGAAGTATGACTATGATGATCTTTGTTTTGATTATTCTTGAGCGTGGACAACCCACAGGGCAAGAGTTTTATTTTCAAGAGCTTACGTCTTGCCTTGAGTACAGTAATGCGCTTAATGCGCAATCAGTTGGCAGTATCAATCAGCTTCTGAGCAACAACCGATATTTTTCTACTTACTGTGCAGTTCGTGAAATACAGACAGCAGACGCAGGCAATAAAATACTGTTTCGTGATCCGAAAAAGGCAGCGTCTGAATGAAAGCTAAAATGGTAATGATCTTGGTTGTGGGGCTGATCTTTCTGCTTGCGACCATAGTTATCGGTGATTTTTACATAGCCATAACCGAAAGCCGCCCACCTGACGAGTCTGTAATTAGGTTGCTAGAACACGCCATCATTGGCATCGTAAGTCTTTGTGCTGGCTATATCGCAGGTAAAGATAATGAGTCCTAAGAAACTAGAACCTAAATCGCGTTATGCCCAGTACGACCTCGACGGGGACGGGACGGTAAGCGATGAAGAACTGGCAAGAAATCAAGAGCTTGTTGAGATCGAACTGCGTGAAGAGAAAGCAGATAGTCAACGAAGAATGGCTTGGGTTAGTCTTTCTAGTATGGTGGTTTTCGCTCTTCTACCACTCATGCCTTTTGTCCCTGAGTCCCGTTTGTCCACTTTGGCTTCTCTAAGTGACATGTTATTTCTTAGTCAGGCAAGCATAGTAGGTCTATACTTTGGTGCTACAGCGTATATGGCAAAACGATGAGCATACTCGGATCAATCATAGGCCCAGCCACTCAGCTACTAGATAAGGTAATTGAGGACAAAGACGAGAAGAATCGCATCGCCTTTGAGTTGAGCACTCTTGCAGAGCGACATGCGACGGAACTAGCCAAGGGGCAGCTAGAGGTCAATAAGGTTGAGGCTGCACATAAGTCGTTATTCGTTGCCGGGTGGCGTCCTAGCATCGGTTGGTGCTGTAGTCTGGGTCTTCTGTATCATGTATTAATCGCACCTATAGCAGGTATTTGGGTAGAAGTCCCTGAGATAGACTCGTCACTGCTGATGACTACTATGACTGGAATGTTAGGTCTCGGCGCTATGAGGAGCTACGAGAAGACCAGAGGCGTGAGCAGGGAGAAGTAATGACAAAACTAATTGAAATGCTGAAGCTGCATGAGGGTGTACGCAGTCATGTGTACCTGTGCTCCGCTGGCTATGAAACTCTGGGCGTTGGCCGCAATATCAGCGAATCTGGTCTTGGCTTGTCAGATGATGAGATCGAATACCTCTTAAACAACGATATTAAGCGCGTGCGAGAAGAGCTTGAAGACACTTATTTCTGGTTCCCCGCACTCAACGAAGCGCGACAAGATGCGATGATTGACATATGCTTCAACCTCGGCCTAACACGCCTGCGAGGGTTTGTGAAGGCAATACAAGCGATGTCCCGTGAGCAGTTCGACATAGCAGCCGATGAGTTTATGGACAGTCGGTGGGCCACTCAGGTAGGCAATCGTGCTGTTGAGGTGACCGAGATGATCCGCACCGGAGACTATAAGTAATGCCACTACAAAAAATGGTATTTAAGCCGGGAGTAGATAGGGAGAACACTCGCTATACAAGTGAGGGTGGCTGGTACGACTGTGATAAAGTGCGTTTTCGGGGCGGTATGCCGGAAAAGCTAGGAGGGTGGAACCGCATATCCACTGACTCTTTCTTGGGTGTATGCCGGTCTTTGTTTTCTTGGGTGACGCTAGGTAGTCAGAAGCTGCTCGGTGTGGGTACTAACCTCAAGTTTTATATAGAACAAGGTGGAACGTATTACGACATTACTCCTATACGTGCTGCTGTATCGCTCACAGACCCGTTCACCACTGTAAGTGGATCTACCACAGTTACGGTCACAGACGCCAATGGTGGGTACAAAAATAATGACTTTGTTACGTTTAGTGGTGCTTCTGCTGTAGGTGGACTAACTCTAAACGGTGAGTTCCAGATAACGTACTTAACGGGCAACACATACACCATAACAGCTAGTGAGGCTGCAAGTTCTTCAGCTTCGGGCGGTGGGTCGGTGACTGCCACATACCAAATAAACTCTGGCCCTGACGTTGCCGAAGCGTTGGTGGGTTGGGGTGCTGCGGGTTGGGGTCTTGGTACGTGGGGTGTTGGCGTTACCTCTACCGATGCACTTCGTCTATGGACACAATCTAATTTTGGTGAAGATCTTATATTCGCTGCTCGTGGCGGTAGTTTGTTTTTCTGGGATGCAACTGATGCACTAACAACTCGTGGTGTGCTGCTGTCTAGTGAAACCAATGCGTCTAATGTACCCACTAAAGTAAATACGCTGCTCGTATCGGATAACCGTTTTGTGTTTTGTTTTGGTACAACTCCCCTTGGCAGTAGTGACTTAGACCCAATGCACCTACGTTGGTCAGATCAAGAAAACGCTGTTAACTGGACACCATCTTCTACAAACCAAGCGGGCGATCTCAGGCTATCTAAGGGTTCTGAGATAATAACAGCCATACAAGCAAGGCAAGAGATCCTTATATGGACTGATTCAGCGTTATACGCTTTGCAGTATGTAGGTGCCCCTGCGGTGTGGGGCGCACAGACAGTAGGTGAAAACTTGTCTATTGCCTCCCCTAATACTGTCGCATACGCAAACGGTGTGGCTTACTGGATGGGTGTAGGCGGATTCTACCGATACGATGGTCGTGTGCAGACTCTACCATGCACGTTGAAGCGGTATATATTTAATGACTTCAACACGGAGCAGTACGATCAGGTGTTCGCAGGCACAAACGAAGGGTTTAGTGAGATCTGGTGGTACTACTGTTCTAGCGGTGCTACGACGATAGACCGCTACGTTATCTATAACTACGAACAGAATATCTGGTACTACGGCAATCTAGCTAGGACTGCATGGATTGATTCAGGTATACGTGACTTCCCTATGGCCGCTACGTATAACAACAACGTGGTCAACCATGAAGATGGTATTGATGACAATGAGACCGGCACTGCTACGGGCATAAGTTCTTTTATATCTTCAGCGCAATTT